CCATTTCTCGTTTGCATACCACGCAATGACTCGCGCCTCGATGGCTGAAAAGTCACTAACTGCTAACTGATAGCCTTGTTCTGCTGTGAATGTCGTTCTGACAAGCTGGCTTAAAATATCTTGATAGTTGTATTCAAGTGCTAAGTCTAACCAGTCAAAGTCCTGTTGTTTGATTGACTCTCTTGCGATGTCTAGTTCTTCATCTGTCATTTTGTGCTTAGTGAGGTTCTGCATTTGTACGCCTCGACCTGCCCAGCGTCCTGTACTAGCTCCGAAGAATTGGAACATGCCTCTTATACGGTCGTCCTCACATGCCATGTCATACATTTTGTTGTATTTTTTAACGCTGGTTTTGCTCATTTGTTGTCGTAGCTCTAACATCTTGTGAGCTTTACCTGTCGTTTTATCTAGGTACTCGCCGACTGTTTTCTTTTGCAAGTTCTCAATCTCAACGTCCTGCTCACGAAACCATGTCATGAGTTGTTGCTGGCTGTTAGGATTGTCGAGCCCTGTCAGCTTTTTAGCTTGTTCTGTGAGTTGTGCTTGGCTGATTTTATCTAGTTCATAAGCCCCCAGCATGAGCTGACGGTCAATGTGAACGCCTCTGTCATTTATGTGTTGGTCAATCGTCCACAATTCCTGCTCACTAGGTAGCACCTCAAAGTCTGATATCTCTTCGCCGATAGCCATTTCAGCCTCAACGTCTTTGATACAGTAATCAATAAACTGTTGCCATTTCTCTGTGTCATGTTCAGGCAAGTTTCGAGTTCTGCCACCGTTTACTTTTGTCGGTTTGCAAGGAACTGAAAAATATCTGATTAAGGCTTTGCCTGCTTTGTCCTTTTGTGCGTCTACTTCCAGCACCTCTGCACATTTTTCAAGTGAGGCTGGTAGGCCAACACGTGTAGCGTCGACCATGTCACAAGCCCACTCGTCAGGTGGCATTGCTGTTCTGAAATGTTTTGCTAAACAAACACGCTCAAATGAGGCGTTAAAAGCTCGTTTCTCGACTTCGGGGTCAAGTAGGTGCCATTGAAATTGTTTATATAATCTTTCGTCTATGTCGTACATATCAATAGCCTGTACTGGCTGGCCATCAATAGAAAAAGCAATGATTAATATTTCGAAGTCAGGAGCCTCGACATAGCGATATGCTCCTGTGTCTTTCAAGTTAAAACTGCTATATGTCTCTATATCAATGTGCATTACTGTCATGTAACATCACGCCATTCGTCGTTTTCATCTAACCATGAAAAAGTTTTCCCGTTGCCAATGTTACGGATTGTTGTCTGTGACACCTTATATTTTGAGGCGATAGCTCTCTGACTCATTCCAGTATTTCTTAATAAATGCCTTATATCTTTTACTTGGTTCGGGTATAACTTTCCTGAGCTTGATAAACCACCATTTCTGTATAGGTCTATACTACAATCTGATTTAGAGCCGTATATCAGGTTTGATAATCTGTTATCTGTAGCATCGCCGTTTATATGCCTTATTTTGTCTTTTGCACTTGGTGTTTTTTCAAGAAAGGCCTCTGCGACTAATTTTTGCACAAGAATCCGTTCTTTTTTACCTGATAGGTATAGGCACACTGTGCCTTGCCCGTTTTTTTGAGTTTTTACGTGTTTAAGTATTCTCTCTTTTAATATTCTCTCTCTTCCGTTCTTGTCTGTTACCTTATTTTCTAAACTTTTAACTCGACCTAAGTCGCTAACTTGATACCCACCCTCGTAGCCTTTTACATCTCTCCAAATTTCTTCCGTCATGTGCTAACCTCCTATACTGTTTTTTTAGTCAAACATTTCATCTAGGTCAGCATCGAAGTCGATAAACTCTGCGAACTCGTCCTCTGCTTTAGCGCCTCCACCAGCTAATGGCTCGCCGTCTTTAGCTTTCATGATATTGCCCAACCCACAAGCAATGCCTTTACTTCCTGATACTGCGTAAGGGTAAAAGTTGACTGTCACTCGGATATAGCAACCACTGTAAACCTCGTCAGGGTCGTCAGTACGTTGACCGTTCATATCTAATACTTGAGGTTTACGTTTAGTTTTAGCGTTTAAGAAGTAAGCATTTTGATAAGCCTCGTCGTCCTCTCTGTCTGTGTCGCCATCACGTAAAGGCGTTGAAAGGTTAGCTGGTATCTTACCACCGAATTTTTCTTTACCATTTTGCTTAGCGTTCTCGATTGCTTTTTTGATATTGCTTAAAGATTTTTCGTCATTTTTGTCGATAATTAAGCTCACGTTGTATTTAGGTTCGTCGCCCTCGTTGATTGCTTGAGGCTCAAAGATATGTGCATAGCTCGCTCTTGCATATACCATTACTCGTGTTTTTAATTGTTCTGCCATTGTGAAAAACTCCTTTAAAATTGATTTATAATATAGTTTTAAAATTTAGATATAATATAGTATTACTGACGTTTAGCTTTATTTATTTATAAAATCTGTAAAATCACTTTCAGCGCTGTTTGCTAATGGTTCTCGTTTGTCGTTTTCAGTCACAAGCGTTGGTTTTCCTTGTGGCTTAACAACTAGGTCTCTTAACAATTCATCAACTTTCTTTTTACCTAGTTTTTTCTCTAATTTAGATATGCTTAATACTTCTGTTTCTGACACTTCATCAGGGTTGTAATGCTCCATGAGCCTCTCGAAAACTTGTTCTTTATCAACATATTTTCTGTTGGCTCTGCCCTCGACTACTTTCCAACCATCAAACTGACGGTTATTCTCAAATGCTTGCTCTTTGCAGTATTCTTCTACATCACTAGCCCATTTTTTAATTTCAGGCAATCGGTGTAGCAGTTCTGCTAGTTCGTTGTCTGTCAGAGTTGCTGGGGCTTTCATATCTTCTTGCTTAACGTTGTTATGCTCAGCTCTTGCTCTGCATGAGTGGCGTATCTTACAAAATCTGCAATGACTACCAGCTTTGAACTCGCCTTTGCCCTCGATTGCTTTTAAGGCTTGAGGTCTTACTGTGTTAAGCCCCCAGTCGACAAGGTCATCAGCTTTCATGCTTTCAGATGAAATATTGTTCAATCTCGGCTGTACAATAGTCGTTTTTATTGTATGAACGTCCTCGAAGTCTTTAAGTAGCTCATAGGCTCCTAACCCGTACAATCTCAACTGTGGATTGTTAAGCGCTGATACTTCGACGCCTTTACCGTATTTGAGGTCTATTATTTCTACGGTTCCGTTGTAGTAAATAATCACATCGCCTGTACCGAATGACTCAGGTACATATCTAGTGAGGTCGAGTCTATGTTCAAAAAATAGGATTGGCTCGTCTTGAGCTCTAGCCTCGTTGACTTTCTCCTCTACTATGTCGACGTATTGCTCAACGTATTCTCTTAGCTCTTCTGAGTAATATTCGTTTTGCTTGTAGCGCTCTAGCTCTTGCTGGAACTTGTCCTCTGACATGTCATCGAAGAGCCTAACGAAATATAGCTCTGATAGCTCATGAGCGAATGTTCCCTCTTCTGCAAATGTTGTTGTCTTGTCGCCTATGCCCTCACTTGCTTTAATGCTGGGAGGACAATTCAACCACTGGTTGGCACTACTCGCTGACAAGTATGCGTGCTTTCTGCTTGAGTGGTCTAATCCAGCCAATGTAAAGACTCCGTATATTCCATGATTTCTTGGCGTTTCTGTGGTGGCACGTCACTTACTTTTTCAGCTCCTGTCTTTTTAATTAGAGATTTAACTTTGTCTTTTTGCTCTTTAGTACCACCTTTGATTACTTTCGCTATTGATTTTTTGAATGTAGCCTCGTCAGGAGCGTCAGCTGTTGCTGGTGCCTCTTTCTTAGGCTCTTCTTTAGCTTGTTCCTCTTCTTGTTTAGGCTCTTCTTTAGCTTGTTCCTCTTCTTGTTTAGGCTCTTCTTGCTCCTCTGCTGGTAACTTAGTCCAGCCTGGCGCCTCTTCTGCTGTAAGCGTGAAATCGTGTAGTTGTTTCTCTTTTAAGTCGTTAGAACGTTTTAGCTCGTCCCTGATTTCTGACATAATTGCCTCTAATGTCATTACTCATCAACCTCCTCTAGCATACCTAGTGCTAATGACACGATTGCTGTTTGAATGCTGCTTAATTCTTCTGAGTTTATAAGCACTTGTGCGATGTCTACTGCTGAGCCGTATTGTGTGCCACCTGCGACAACTTCTCCGTTATGCTCAATGCCGTACATGATTGTGCCGTACACTTCGTGCTCAGTTTCTTCGTCAATTTGTGCGATAAGCTCATGTAGCTCGGTTACTTTTTCTGCTACCATTCCTTGTAGTTCTTCTTGACTTAAATCTTTCACGTTTTCATTTTGCATTTGCGCAACCTCCTATTTTGTTTTACAATGTACGTATTAATTAATTTTTTAAGAGTTCGGTCTTACTTGTTAGCGCAAGTGAGGCCTTTTTTGTTATCTTCCATTTCTGAGAATGTCGTTTCTGTAACTAATCCTGTAGCTGTAGCGACGGTCATGCCTATGAACACATCTGATAACATTGCTACGGGCAACCCGATTGTCATTGATAATGTCAATGTATAAAAACTTTGTACTAATGTTTTCATCAGATGACACCTCTTGCTTTCATGTAGTCGTACCAGTAACGAACTACTCTCTGTGGCACTCGTTGTGGTGCTTGGTTAGTTTGGTTAGTTTCCTGCTGTTGCATTTTGCTCCTCCTTTATAGGTTTTTTGTTTAGGTACTCTAAAATTCTATCTCTTTGTTTCGGAGCCTCTCTGCGTTTGTTCAATATGTCACTCAGATACGGTGCCGAAATTCCTAAGTCCCACGCAAGCTGTTGCTGTGAAACATCTCGCTTTTTCAGTTCCTTACGAACAAGGTTCTCGAAGTCTCTCATTTTGCACCTCCTTAACTTTTTGTCTAAAATGTTACAAAACCTCTTTACCTAAATTAGCTAATATGCTAATATTAAAAATGTAGTAATTAGCTAATAAGACAGACTTGTCCCGTTGGCTGGTTCTTCATTTTTATATTAATAAGGTTTTGTTATACGCACTATAATTGCTTTCAAAACAGCTTTTACAAGAATATTTAAAAGTTTGGCTAACTGAATTATTTGTTTACTGTTTTGATGAGCTAATCAATAGCACGTGTCTTACTATAATAGAGAATTAGCTAAATTGCAACACTTAAATTTAGATTTTTCGCTAATTAGTTGTTAGCAAATTCTCTAAACGTTGTCAGGACGGTGCTCAAAAAGGAGAAAAAATTTTGAACTTATATGAAAAAATCAAAAGTTTATGTGATAAAGAGGGAATATCCATTTCAGGATTAGAGAAACAAATAGGAATTTCCAACGGTCAGATTAAACGCTGGCAGAAGAGTAGTCCTAGTGTTGAAAATCTAAGAAAAGTTGCTCGTTATTTCGATGTCTCTTTAGAGTTTTTAGCTGATGATGACGTAAGTGCAGAAGATATTGAGGTATCGCAAGACATTCGTATAATGCAAAGGGCTGCTCAGAATATGAGCGAAGAAGATAGGAAAAAAGCTATCAAAGTTTTTGAGGCCTTTTTTGAGAATTGGGACGAAATGACAAAAGACGATAAATAGTTTTACATGTCTTATTGGGAGGTTCTTTTTTGAATTATGAAGAAAACCAGGCGTTCATAAAAGCAGTGGAAAAAGCTAACGAGATTTTAAAGTCTAATGACTTTCCCGTCCCTATTAGAGAAATGATAGAGGGCGACCCTGATGTCGAACTTTTAACTTTCTTTGAGTTCGCTCGTATTACGGGAATAAGTCTATCTGAAGTGGCTGGGGTCGGCCAATCAGATGAGGCCTTTCATTTTCGTAAGGGTAATAAAGCAGTAGTTGTCTACAACACACTTAAATATATTAAACGAGCACGTTTCACACTAGCTCATGAATATGGTCATATTAAGATGGCACATCAAGGAACATCTATTTATGACACTACAGGGTCTAACTCTATTTATACTCGTGAAGAATTTGAGGCTGATACATTTGCTGGAGCATTGCTCTTCCCTCTACATATGAGGTATGCTTGTAAAGACAAAAGTACATATGAGATAGCAAATGCTTTTAACCTTAGTTTTAAAGCTGTCAGAGTCTGTATGTATCAATTCAGACGACATATGAGTTTAGGTCTCGAAAAGCACCTGACTTCGTATCAGCACAGATTACCTGATAGTTACATTAATTTCCTAAGAGAGCACAGCTATTGAACTACAATAGGAGGTAAATTTTGGGAATATTCGGCAATTATCAAGACGAGTATATAAAACGTTATAACAAGGAAAAGGGAACTACATTCAAGTCTAAAAAAGAGGCTAAAAGCGAGGCGCCAGCTAAGACTGAGAGCAATGTTTCAGACCTGCCTCGATACTTTCAAAAGAAAGGCTTAACTGCATTTAGCCCTGAGACGCAAGCTATTGCTAACAAGCTAAAAGATGGCCAAATATACGGCAACGGCTTTAAATGGTTTAACACGCTAGCTACAGGAGCTAAAAACGACGGTACTGCATTTAAGGTCAGCTTTTTAAATGATTTAGTAGACCAGAATTTTGCACTACTTCACGAGCTTGACCAACATAAGCAACAAAACAACCGTATCATCAGTCAGAATGATGAAATCATCACTCTATTAAAAGAGATTGCAAACAAATAAGAGCAGGCCTTTTCCTGCTTTTTTATTTTAATATTTATACCGAACGTGTGTACTCATTTATGCTAGGAGGTAAATATGAATGATTAGGAAAGTGGCAATTTATTGCCGTGTATCAACAATAGAGCAAGTCAACGAGGGTTATTCTATAGAAGAGCAAGAGAGACGCCTCAAAGCGTTCTGTGATATAAACGGCTGGGAAAAATACGAGGTATTTGTCGACCCTGGTGTCTCAGGTGGTACGTTGAATAGGCCAGCTTTACAGGATATGAGAGATAGGATAAAAGAGTTCGACCTTGTTCTCGTCTACAAACTAGACCGTTTAACTCGTAATGTTCGTGACCTACTAGGCCTTTTAGATACTTTTGAAGAAAACAACGTGGCCTTTAGAAGTGCTACTGAGGTCTATGATACTTCAAGCGCTATGGGCAGATTATTCGTGACCCTTGTAGGCGCTATGGCTGAATGGGAACGTTCAACTATAGCCGAACGTACTGCTATGGGTAAGCAATCAGCATTTAAAAAAGGCATGAACGTGACTAAAGTTCCTTTTTACTATGACAAGGTTGACGGCCAACTCGTCCCCAACGAATACGCTGAGGCTCTTCATTATATGGTCAGACGTATCAAAGAGGGCGCAGGCACTAGCACTATAGCTGATGAGCTGAACTCCTCTGAATACAAGCACCCTAACGGGAAAAACTGGTACTCTATGCAAATCAGAAGAGCCTTAAAATCGCCACAAGCTAGAGGCCACAGTGTTTATAACGATGAAGTGATAAAGGACACACACAAGGCGCTCATAAGCAATGAGGATTATTCTATAATTCAAGATATGTTAAGACAAAGAACAAATGTAGGAACTTCTAGCCACACGTCAATTTTTAGAGGTAAGTTCAAATGTCATATTTGTGGCGTAAATCTTACACTTAGCGTACATCATAAAAAGACAAAAACTCAGGGCGTAAAAACCTATAGAACCTATTATTGTGACAAGTGTAAAGCTAATAAAGAGCCTAAAGAGAATAAAATAACGTTTAGCCTAGAACGTGCTGAGCAAGCGTTCCTTAATTATTTAAAATTCACGGAATTTGATGACTACGGCAAGCAAGAGGAGCAAGAAAACACACCTGTTATTGATGTTAAAAAGATTGAGAAACAAAGACAGAAATATCAGGAGGCTTGGTAAATGGACTTAATGACCGATGATGAGTTTTTTGCAAGAATGGAAGATACAAAAAAGGTTCTCAATGAATATTACAAACAAGTTGAGGCTCAGGAACATCAGAAAATAAAAAGTCCCGAAGAGCTTAAAAACATAAAAGAGCTGGTGCTGGGGAATTGGCATAAATTGACCGAGGAACAAAAAGAAGAAATGGTTTACAGCACTGTTAAAGAAGTTAAGTATAATTTCAAAAAAGGAACATCTTATAAAAACCCTAATATTATCGAAGTTACAGGGGTTATTTTTTACTAATATATGAGTTGGTG